TTCAAACCTGAATAAGTGGTTAGGCTCACAGCCTGCCTCCCCTAGTTCTAAGAAAAGCATACTCATTAGAGTTAAGCTTTTGTTTGATGCGTCTCTGGTCTTCGGCGGTGGGGGCCATCACGTTAATGCCCTCTTTCATCCACTCCATTACAACCGTAGCCGGGATGCTGGCCACCCGTTCAAACTCGCCCCACTTGTCGGAGCTGCTTTTGGCGTTGGCGGCAGCTTTGTTTTGTTCGAGTATGTCGGACACGTCCTGCTCGTGCTTGAGCGTCAGACGGTCCTCCGTCTCGTCGTAATCGTAAGAGAATTTCAGATCGGACATGCTCTTCTTTCTTAAGATAAAAGTGGTGGCGGCCACCTAAGCAACCGCCACCCCTCTTAACATTAAGCAGTCAGGTCATCGCAAAGGCCGGAAGCCTTGTCGTTTTCGCATACGAGCGTGAGCTCGGTCAGCATCTGACGCTTGTCGCTGTCGCCGTTCTTCGACAGAACGATCGTCTGCATTGGGCGGAGAACTGCGCGGCTCCAGTATTCGGTGTCGACTACCAGAGCTTGGTTTGCGTTCATGAAGCGGTTCGGAACCACCGACACTTCACCGAAAGGCGAAACGTAGATGTCCACGACGTTCACAAGCTTCGTGCCTTCTGCGAAGTCGCGCTGACGACCCGAAGAAGCTGCGAAGTTAGCAACAGTCACCGAGTGAGAAGGAGTAACCTGAAGCTGGTTCGGGTTGCCGCCTTCTTCGTAAACTGACTGAAGGACGTTCAGCAGGATAGTTTCGGTGAAAGCACGGTTCGTACCGCCGTTGTCGTCGGTCGTGGTTGCCGAGATCTGGTTCTGAGCTGAAGTGAGCTGACGAGCAACAGAGCCCGATCCTGCAGTTCCAGCCTGGCCTGCGCCAACGAACGAGTGTTCGATGTCGCGCTTCATTTCCTTACCCTTCTTAGCGATCTGGTAAGCGAGTTCCGAAGTGCGGCCGTACTTGCCGACTGCTTCTGCAGTACCTGAAACCTGCACGACCTTCGTGAAGATCTGCGTGTTGTTGGTCTTGAGAACTGTTTCATCAACGGAAGAAGTGCCTGCGTCCGCGCCTTCAACAGCAGCGTTAGTAGCTACAGCTGCGAGGCTGTCCTGCTGCCACTGGTGCAGAGTTGCGGCTGCAGTTCCAGAACCGATCGAAGAAAGGAAAGGAGTTTCGGTTGGAGAAATGTCGTAGATGATATCTTCGACATCTTCCTTCTTACCTACCTGGTCGTAGGTTTTGTAAGTGCCTGATACGGCCATGATGTATTACCTTCTATTCAAGAGAGCTGCCACTGCGTCATCCATTGAGCCTGTTTTCTTGAGACGGTCCCGAGATTTTCGGTAGGTCTCTTGGTTTTGAGCTTTTTTGGACACCGTAGCGGAGCCAGACAAAGTTTTGGTTGGTGACGCCTTTACGGCCTTCTTGGCCTTGGAGGAACTCACCTGACGAGCCTGATCAAACTGCATAGCCTTCCACATGGCGGTGATAGACCTGTGATCCGATATGTTCCTGAACTCATCTGCCGTTACGCCGAGGCTGTCCTTAGCGTACTCGCCAATCTTGTAGTACAGGTCGTTGGACCAGTTAGGTATGCTGGATTTCAGAATACTCAGGCTTTCAGAAGCTCTCTGCTTAATCATGGCCTGCGTTTGTTCTTCAATCCTTTGCCTATGACTGTCTGCCTGTTGGCGGATAAAGTCGTAGGTCTGCCGCGTCTGTTCGTACAAGGCTTTCGCTTGTTTGTACTGATCAGGGTTTTCTACTGCAGCTTGTTCCCAGTTGACGTTTTCAAAACGACCTAAGTCCGCACCAGCAGCAGTGAGAAGAGCTTGGAGTGACGAAGTGTAAACTTTCTCGTTTTCTTCAAACGTTTTACGTTGTTCGGCAATCGCCTGCGTCTTCTTTGTGTAGTCTGCTTGTCTCAGATAGCCCAGCTTCAGCTCTTCAAGTCCGACCTTCTGGCCGTCCACTTCAAAAGTTTGCTCGGTTTCCTCGGTTTCTTCGGTTTCTTCTTCTTCAGTCTCGGCTTGGTCTTCTTCGACTTCCTCGACCTCTTCGTCTTCTACCGCTTCATCCAATTCGCCATCTTCGACCTCTTCGACTACATCGTCGACCTCATCGGTCTCTTGATCAGAAAGCTCTTGCTGCGTTTCCGGTTGTTCCTCTTCAGGAGCCAGGGCGGCTGTAAGTCTCTCGATCGGGTCCAGTGATCCAGTGTCCGCTTGGGGTTGCACTTCGTCCATGGTTATCTCCTATTTAATCTATTGTAGGTTGGTTAATCAACCGGGTGTTGTTTATCATAGCGGCAAACTGTTGAACGAACAGCTGGCCGCACTGGAACATCAAATACAAACGCTCCCGCCCTTCTCTGTCATCGGGCGGAGAGGTCAGGATCTGGTCCATGATGCTTTGGTTCATGCTTTGAAAAGCTTTGTTGAAAACTTCATTTTCCAATAAGGCGGCCGCTTGATCAGCCTCGGCCTGCAGCTCCCCGAGAGTTCTTTCATCACTCATCTAGAAATCTCCACTCTTCAACCTCTTTAGGTTTTTTAGCCTTTTTAGGGAGAGGTTCGGGTTTCGGTGAGGGGTCTTTTGCATCTAGGTAAGCTCTAAGAGCTTCCTTTCTGTCTTTGGCCTTCAGCTGTTCCCGTTTCTCTCGCTTTGCTTTTATGAAAGCTTCGAAACGATCGTCTTTCAAACTAGCCTCCTATACTGACGTTACGGTTCTGTTTTTTCTCAAGATCGAGCTCTTCGTCTCGGATCTTCATGTCATGCTTATGCTTTTGAGCTTCCATGACCATTTCGCTTTCCTTGATTTCTTCTTCGAACTTCTGCTTCTCAGTTTCCATCATGAAACGGTTCTGCTCTTTAAGAACATCGAGCTCAAGCTGCCCTTCAAGAACAGCGATCTGACGAGCCTGCATACCTGCTTGGAACTTAGCGATGTCCTGTTGCTGCTGCTGCTGCATCTCGGCCATCTGCTGTTGCTGCTGCGTCATCTGCTGGTACTCAGGAGATCCAGGGTTCATGATCAAAGCCCCCGACCCCTTGATGCCCATCTGCTCGAACACACGGCTGAGCAGCGCATGACGCTGGGCAGGTCCGTACATCCCTCCCACAGACGGGTCCGCAGGGTTCATAGAGAACTGCTGATCGAGAGACAGAAGGAACTGCGCCTCCCTCATCTGCTCATCTGGTGTTAGTGCTACAGCCACTGTCATCTCAGTGCGGTCGCCCAGAAGCGCTGGGTTAACAGGCACAAACTGGTCGTCGAGCTGCAGCATTTTCTCCTGCCGCTCGTACTGGACTGCAAGCCTGTAAAGGTCGTGCATGAGAGGTTTGAGGAAGTTCTCGGCGAAGTTCCGAGCCATGACCATGATGCGCCTGTTGCTGGCGTTCATAAACTGAGTGATCAGGTCACTCGAGTTTTGCTTGCTCACGACTGTGCTGTCGAGGCCGCGGCTCATGCGAGATGCCCCTGATCGAGCTTCCTTCTCCTGCTCCATGTTCTCGATCGCGCTGTAAACATTCCCGTTCAGCTGCGGGGTGGGTAGGGGCCTCACAACGCTTTCAGGGTTGGGGCTGTTAACGTCAATGACCGCGCCAACGCGGTTGTCGAGAAGATCCCGAGGGTTTTTAACCAAGGCAAGGTTGGCTACCCAGCGGCTAGTGGTGGTCAAGAACATGTGGTCGACCACGCCTCGCTTGAGGCTCGACATAGTTTTCTGCAGATCGACGATCACGTCTGCAAGGCTCATACCGTAGAAGCGGTGAGGTAGAGGAAACGGACAGAAAGCCCGGAACGGCATCTCACTCACGATCTCCATGTCGAGGATGTGTCGGCGAGCGTGGATCACCTTGTAATACACGCAGGCGTTCAGCTCCTCGTCGTGCTTTTTGAGATAGCTCTCGTAGACAGTAACGTACTGCCGATCGTTGTCGTCGTCCTGCAACGTGGCGTCCCGACGGTAACTGTCCACGCTGTCGCGGCCAAGGGAGCCGTCTTCCTGAAGGTGGTCTTCCTCGTCGAGCATCTCGATGATCTGGGGGTCGTATCCTTCCTCCATCAGCTCGCCGCGAGTTCGGGTGGTGCGGACAGCTACAAAGTCGCTGCTCTCGATGTCTTTAGCACGAGGTGAAATCAAAAAGTCTTCAGGCTCAACGCACTCAACGCAAACTTTGCTCTTGTCGATGCGGCGCATGATCCTCGCGCTGTACATCGGAGGCATGCCGTCGACCTGCATCTCCTGCATCTCTCGGATCTCGACAGAAGGATCCGAAGTCATCATGGCGAAGGTGGCCTCGTCCACGTTCTCGATAATCTCTTCGTCGTAAGCGTAGTCCTCTTTCCAGTAACGCTTGACGATCCCGGTCTTGGCCACCAGTCCGTCGTGGATCACGTCGGTAAGGATCTTGTAGCCGTTGTTCTGCCGGTAGAAGATATAGTTGGTCAGCTCAGTCGCCATCCGCGCTGGCATGTAGTCCGTAGGGCTTTGCGGGTCGAACCTGCACACGCGCTTGTCGGCGCTGAAAGTCTCCAGAAGCATCGCCTTCACAGCCTCAACCGCGTCGAACACGTCCATGCTGACGTGCTGCGATCGGCCTTTGAGCTCATTGCCCAGAGGCTCGCCGTAGTAGTAGCGGTGCGCTCGATCGCGCTGCTCGCCCACTTCGCTGTTGGCGTATGTATCCGACGCCTCGATGTTCCGCTCGAGTGTCGAAAGAAGCTGCTTCTCGTCAGTAATCATATTCATGGCTCGTGTACCCTGCCCTGTTGTCCAGTTCTCGCTCCGACTGGTTCTGCCCGAACCTCGTTACACTAATTACAGCGTAACGTGTAGCGTCCATTAGATCGTCAAAGTCTTTATGGATCTTTCCCTTCTTGCGGTGGTAGCGTCGGAACTCTTCAAACCAGCTACCTAAAGTCCCAAATATCTTTAACCGCCCCGTCCGCATGCGCTCGAGCATCTCCATCAGTCCAGGCTCCACATAGTTAGTGCCGTCTGGGTTGGTGAACCTCCCGATCATCAGTACGCCGCACTCCATATACATCTCCGCCAGTGTGCGCCCTGAGCCCTTCTCGGTGTTGTCGCCGTCGTGCGGGTAGATCATAGGGATGTCCTTGCCCCTAGCGCGTATAGCCGCGGAGTGTACAGCCGGTATCTCACCCTCTTTCTTATAAGCGTCGTAGACGTAGATAGTGTCGTTATCTGGGTTGTAGGCCGTCCACACCACGCAGGTGGGGTGCGTGATGCCGAAGTCGATGCCTGCTAGTTTCTTGTAGTGCGGCGGGATCTCGAACGGGTCGCAGCGAATAGCCTCCTCCGCGATCGGGAAGACCATGCCCTCGCCCAGCATTGGCACACCCTTCGAGCGCATGTCCCGCTGATACTCAGGGATAGCCGCCAGCAGCTGCTCCTTAGTCTCGCTGTCGAGGTGAGGGGCGTCCTCCCACGTCACCGTGGCCAAGTGCTGCCCCGCCACGCGGTTGTCCATAAACTGAGACACCAGCTCGGTCACGCCGTTCTCAGGCGTAAACGTCAGAACCGTATAGCCGCCCTTGCCGTCGTTGCCTGTGGCGGTACGGGTAAGGCACTGAGGGTAGATAGTGACATCCTTGGGCTCCTCGTCGATCCAGACAAAATCCACGCTCGAACCCATGAGGACGTGCTGCCCCTGCGTATAACTCTTGAACGAAACGATCGAGTTTCGCCCCGAGGTGTGGCGGATGTGAACGTCCCTCGGCAGTCTAGGTGTCCCCATCGCTGGGGTTACCTGCTTCACAGCCTGAACGGGTACAAGCCCAGATCCGTCGAACTTGCCGTCACCGGCATACACGCCTAGCAGCTCCTTAACGACAACGTCCCTAAGCTGTTCGCCCGAAACACCTAAACACCACAAGGTCACTGGCCGCGTAAACCTGATACCTTCCCACCAGTCGGGATATGAGCCTGTGAGGTGGTAGGCTACTTCCACAGCCATGGAGGCAGTTTTGCCTACGCGGTTTGCGGCCATGAGCATGCGCTGCTTGTTGCCGGGTCCAGAGTGGTAGAACTCTTTCTGCCACGGGTAAGGTTCGAAGTATTTAAGTCGGTTGCGTTGTTTGTGCTGCTGGATGACCATGACGGCCTGCGCCAGCTTCTTAGGGTCTACTTTTTTACTACCCCCCGTTTGCGCCCCCTCTGCTTTTTCGGGGGACTTGTTTTTGCGAACCCGTTTTTTGCGAACCGATCCCTTGGCTGCAGTCGCTGTCATGAAAAACCCCTATAGTCGTGTGTCGATATATACCCCCGTACCCGCCCCAGGGGGGAGTCCCATTTTTGCGAAGTCGATCTGAAGTGGACCCTCACAGCCTCACAGGCTCCTAACCCATTGATCTGCAAGCCGATCGTGCCAATGGAGCGTCCGATCTTTAAAGCTTTGAGGGGTCAATGCCTGCATCCTTGAGGGTCTGCAGGGCGGTGTCGAGGTCAACGTCCACAACCACATCGGCCGTAACATCGGCGGTGATGTCCTGCCGATCGCGCCAGCCTGCGCGGTTCTTCAGGTAGAAGATCATCGCGCTGACGTTCGGCTTCTCTCCAACAGTTGCGGCGGTGAAGAGGGCGTTGGTCACGGCCTCGACCCCCCGGTGCTTCCCGCGCTTTAGAGCGGCCACAAATGCGTCATCATCGCGCTTACGGCGATCGATGGTGCTGCGGCTGATGCCAAGGCTGTCAGCGATCTGCTGCTCGCTAAGTCCTTGAGCTGCCAGCTGTTCGACCTTGTCCAGGTCGATATCTTTCTTCTTTGCCATGTATCCTCACAACCTCACAGCCTCACAACCTAAAGGGGCTGATATGACGCAGGACCATACAGCAACAATATCAGGTTGAATAGACACATAATAAGTGTCAGCGCATTTATCCAGTGGGGGGAGAGCTTAGGCACAAGTAAACTCGCCCATAAGTCTTTGATATCGTTGGTGATGTGGATAAGTGTCACGGGTTGTCACAGGTAACTTTATTTTACTTGTGCCTAAACTTTCTCAAGGATCTCAAAGCCTTACAGGCGAAAAACCAGGTAGGCACAGGTAACACAGGTAAATTCACTCAAATCAGTTGGAACGTATAAACGCCTACCCACTCCCTCACTTTTTACTATCCTTGATGTTTTTGTTTTTTACCTGTGTTACTTGTTCCTAAAGAATAAAAAGATAAAAAAAGATAATAGCTTCAGCAGCTTACCCTGTTGATAAGTGTCACAGGTAACTCAAAAGTTACTTGTGCCTTACCTGTGCCAAAGGGGGGTTACCTGTGCCACTGGGCTTATCTCTTCATAGCCTCACAGGCCTCGGTCTTCGATGTCTTTCAAAGCGTACTTAACGCCGTCTGCGATAGCCTTGCATGCGGCTATGAACTTGTGAGCTGTGAGCCCCACAACGAAAGTTGCGATGGCAGCTGCGATGCACCAGAACATAATCAGTGATCCTTTCTTGTTATGCGCCTCAGCCACCAGGCTGCGGCTCTCTCGATTGTCACCGCGGCGTAGAACATCGCGGCAAACGTGAACGCCCACATCCCTCCGGTGAGCAGTACAAACGAGGCTGTCATGATCAGGGCGAACCTCACAGCCTCACACCCGCACAAATAAAAAGCCTCGCCGGGAGGAGGAAAGGGGTTTCCCGGCGAGGCTTACAGGTTACGCATGTTAACCCAAGAGGAGAAGGAGACTGGCCATGCGCTGCCAGTGCTCCGATCATATCACATCTTCAGCCCAGATCTCGTTGCAGTCGAGCTTTTCCCCCAACTGCTTGTAGTCTGGCCATGTGCCGTCGCACACCTTCTCGGCGTAAGCTCGCTGCTCTAGCAGCTCGTGCTCGTAGTCCGACTGGCCTGCCCAGCCTGCTACAGCCAGCAGAGCTAGACCGCCAGCTGCGTATAATGCTTTGCTCACTTCACTTCTCCTTCTTTCAAGATCTGAGCCTTGTAGGCTCTCACAACTGCAACGGCTCCCTTGCCGATACCTGCGGTGTAGTTGTCGTTGCAGAAACCGTAAGTGTAGTCCTCCTCCCAACGCTCGGCCTCGGCTATGAAAGCATTGAGATCCTCATCGTCGATCGTGCTGATCCAGTAGTAGCGCTCGGTCTCTTTGACGATCGCAGGCGGCACGACGCCTGGCAGGTCGGCCTCCACGTCGCTGTAGTAGTGGTAGAAGTGCTTGGGTATTTTCAGGGTGTTCGTCAGTTCAGCCACCGGATGTCTCCCATGAGGTCAGTGATCTCGATCTCGTTCACCAGAAGCTGAGCCAGACCCACCCAGTCGTCGACCGCCACGCCGCTGGTGTAGGGTTCCATGATAGGTGTCTCTTCGTACACGCCGCTGTCGTCCAGATCGTCGTAGATGAAGTAGTGGTAGCCCTCACCCCTCACAAGCTCCATGCGCGGAGATACGGTTCTGTGTATGAGGGTGTTAATCTGCTTAAGCGTTGCCATAACTGTCGCTCCCGTCCTGCCTGTTGTGCCATCGATCGGCCGATCAGGCAAGATATCTCCTGTTGGGTGGGGAGCCGAAGCTCGCTTCAAAATTTAAGCGCTTATCACAGCAAAGCACATCTTGGCTTCACGATTGAACTGGCGGTCAGTGGCTTCGCTAAAGTCGAAGTCGTTGCATTCCATTTCGTCTTGAACGCGACGAGCGTCTTCGAGGCTAATGGAAAGAAGTTCTGCGATTTGACGAGTGTAGAGGTTCATTTTCGTATCTCCTTGGTTGGGTGGGGAGCCGAAGCCCCCCTGTGGTTAGGCAGCGTTGATTGCGCCAGTGTCCATTGCCTTGGTGAAAAAGTCCGCGCAGCCGAGGTGGTCTGCATCTTCTTCAAAAACCTCGATTGCGTAGGTGTTGAAAACGAAAGCTTTGGCTTCCTCGTAGGTGGCGAACTCAGCAACCTTGCTGCTGGTGATCATACGTCCGTTGTTGAGTGCTTTGGTAACTGTGAACATTTTCGTTTCCCCTTCCTCAAGAATGCTTAGGGCTGAAGCCCGCGATGGGATTGTCTAGGGCGTCCGTCACTTCGTAATCAACGAAGTCGCCCGCAAGGTGGTAAGGATAGACGCACATCACTCGCGTCCTTGCCTTCCACTCGTTTTCCGCCTCAACGATTGTTGAGAAGTCGGGCTTACCTTTGACAATGACCTTCATGTTAAAAAGCATCTCGTATCTCCTTGGTTGATGACCTCTTCTCTCACACTTCAGCGGTGTAGTCAACCTCTAGTTGTCATTATTTTGCCCCTGTGGACAAAAAAAGGGGCGGCTTTCGCCACCCCCTTCACAGCCTCACAGCCTCACAGCTCAGCCGACAAACAGCCTGTTTACCACGGCCGCAGCGCTGACCGCGAAGCCTATCAGGGCAAACCACCCGAAAGCTGCCGCAGCCAGCAAGATAGCAATACATCTCCGAAGAGAATACTTTTCCTCTTTCATCGGATCAGATCCTCCAGCCAGTCCTCGCCATTCTTTTCAACCTCGGGCTCGACGTAGGGAAGCACAACGGCTTCGGTCCTGTACTCGCTCAGCTGTTTGACCTTGTCAGCGAAGTCTGGATCTCTCTCCATTATGTAGTCGGCTCTCCTAACACCGTGGATGACAGAGCTGTGGTCTCGGTTCATGAGCTTGCCAATCATGGCGTAAGACCAACCCCTCAGCCTCAAAGCCTTATAGGCGGCAAAGCGAGCAGGCATGAGGAAGCTGAACCTGGCGCTGCCCACCAGGTCCCGAGGGTGGACGTAGAACAGCTCTCCGGCTTTCTTGATAAAATCACTCTTCACGTTATCAGCCTTTCTGACTTTGCAGGTTCTCGATCATGTCCTCGAGAGTGAACACTTTGTTCTTCAGTGCGGTGAGACACTCGAGCAGCTCGTCTCGGTTGCGCCACTGGCGTTCCTCGATCGAGTAGTAGTCGTCAAGGACCGCCGTCTTGTGGTCCAGCCTTTCAGCTAGGGCCACGATTAAGTTTGCCTCTGGGCTCTCTACCCCAGCGTGGTTTAGCCCGTGTTCCACTAGCTCTTCGGCCGTGCAGCAGCGGTAGTAGTCTCTGTCCATGTCACTCCTCCTCGTCTTTGTCAGGGATCAGGCAGCTCAGCAGCCTGATCATGTTCTCTTCAGCGCCTCGCTCATGAGCTTCAGCCAGCTTCACGGACATCAAATTCCAGTGAGCTTTGCCGATCGGTTTAATCTTCGAAGTCATCCTCATCTCCTTAGTCATTTCGTCTCTCCTAATCCGGCTATTGTCACAAGCCGATCAAGCCCAAAGGCCATTTCAACCACTCGAGTGTCGGGAGAAAAGTCCGTGCGGATCGAACAAGACGCGACCTCCCTCCAACCGTTTGCGAGCCTTACCTCAATGTCCCGCGTGCTTTCGGAATAGGAAGGTAGTCGGTCGCTATCAACAAACTGCGTGTCCGCCATCGACACCCGCTCAACCACGGGGAGACATGCTTCGATCAACTTGCCGCGCAAAGCCCCGTCGCGCCTCTTCTCTGCCAGAGGCACAATGCACTGAAACTCAATCTGCCAAAACGAATTGAACCGCAG